GATGAGGAACAACTTCAAAAATATCTTGGCTTAGTAAGATACTTCCCTTTTGAGCGCCTCTTTGAGTGGGAGGCGTTTTGTATTGCTCTGCACCTCTGCACATACTGGCGAGAAACAGGCCGCCCGAGATGGCCGGACTTGTTTTTACTGATTGGCAGAGGTGCAGGCAAAGACGGATTTATAGCATTGGAAAGCATATGCCTGGTTTCCCCTTACAATCCGATCCGTGAATATGATGTTGACATTTGTGCCAATGCGGAAGAGCAAGCAATGCGCCCTGTCAATGATATTCTGAACGTTTTGGAAGATACGAGATACCGCCCGAAAATGAAGAAGTTTTTCTACTGGACGAAAGAGAAAATTGTCGGGCTAAAAAATCGCGGGACTATCAAAGGCAGAACCAATAACCCAAAGTCAAAAGACGGTATGCGCTCCGGTATCGTTATTTTTAACGAAATCCACCAGTATCCGAACTATGACAATATCAAAGTTTTCGTTACCAGCCTGGGCAAAAAGAAACACCCGCGCCGATTGTACGCCACGACAAACGGAGACATTAGAGACGGCCCCCTTGATGAGCTGCTGGCACGGTCTGAGCAGATTTTGAAAGGCGACATTGGCGACAACGGATTGCTGCCATTTATCTGTAGGTTGGACGACAAAAAAGAAGCGGACGATAAAACGAAGTGGGTAAAAGCGAACCCGTCGTTACCGTATTTGCCGGACTTGATGGAAACAATCGAGAAGGAATATATCGATTGGAAAGAGAATCCCATTGCTAACGCGGACTTTATGACAAAGCGGATGAATTTGCCGCAGTCCGATGCTGAGGTTGTGGTGACGGATTGGGAAAACATCATCGCAACTAACAGGCCAATGCCGGACCTGACGGGCTGGGCATGCACCTGCGGGATTGACTATGCGAGCGTCGATGACTTTGCAAGCGTAAACCTGCATTTCCGGCAGGGCGATATGCGGTACTGGATAAGCCATTCCTGGCTGTGCTTGCAGAGCAAGGATTTACACCGCTTGAAGGTGCCGTATCGGGAATGGGCAGAGCAAGGGCTGATAACCTTGGTGGACGACGTGGAAATACATCCTGACTTGGTCTGCGAGTGGATATTAAGGCAGGGGCAGAAATATCAGATTAAGCAAGTGGCGCTGGATAACTTCCGGTATGCGCTGTTTACCAACTCGCTGAAGAACATTGGGTTTGACGCAAGCGACAAGACCGTAAAGCTGGTACGCCCAAGCGACATTATGAAAGTCCAGCCGGTTATCAATAGCATGTTTGTAAACCACAATCTGATTTGTGGTGATAACCCCGTTGTAAGGTGGGCTATCAACAACACCAAGCTGCTGCGAAACACTTCGGGCAGCTTTTATTATGGCAAGATTGAGGAAAAGAGCAGGAAAACAGATCCGTTTTTGGCTGGGGTTGCATCAATGGTAATTGAAGATGTTCTGGGCGACGGGATGAGTGTATTTGAGGACTTACCCGTTATTATCGGGTAAGGAGGTGATTAATTGAGCTTTTGGACATGGTTAAAATCGAAGTTTAGCGACGAGACCATACCGCTATCAGGGGGTGATTTGTGCAGTGATGATTTAGCCGATGCGTTTGGGGATGTTTATATCCGAGAGATGGCGTTTTGGAGCGCGGTTAATCTTGTAGCGAACGCGGTGAGCAAATGTGAAATCAAGACGTTCGAGAACGGCAAGGAGGTAAAAAAACGGGAGTATTACTTGTGGAACATCGAGCCGAACAGGAACCAGAACAGCAGCGCATTTTTGCACAAGCTGATTGCCCAGCTATACCGGAATAACGAGTGCTTGGTAATCGAGCAGAACGGGCAATTGCTTGTAGCGGATAGCTTCTCAAGGAAAGAGTACGCCCTGTACGATGATGTGTTTACCGAGGTTACGGTGGGCGACTTCACGTTTGACAGGGTATTTAGCCAAGCTGAGGTATTGTATTTTCGGCTTAATTCTGTGGATATGCGGCGGGTTACGGATGGGCTATATGCAAGTTATTCAAAGCTGATTAGTTATAGCATGAACGCATATCAGCGCAGTCGAGGCACAAAGGGCGTGTTCAAGTATGAGACAATTCCCGTTGCCGGAACTGCCGAAAGGGCGGCATTTGATAGCTTAATCAACGAAAAGATAAGTAAATGGCTGTCAGGAGACAATGCGGCGTTGCCGCTCGGCAAGGGGCAAAGCTGGCAGGAGATAAGCAGCAAGACGTACTCCAACGAATCAACCCGGGATATCCGAGCGCAAATTGATGATGTAAGCGACTTTACAGCCAAAGCGTTTGGCATCCCTCCCGCCCTTTTGCGTGGTGATGTTCAGGGCACAAAGGATGCGCTGGACAACTTCCTAACCTTCTGCCTCGACCCGCTGTGCGACATGCTGCAGGAAGAAATCAACCGTAAGCGGAGCGGGTATGCCGGGTTCACAAATGGCACCTATGTGAAGATTGACACTAGGGCGGTGAAGCACGTTGACTTGTTGAGCGTATCGACCGCTATCGACAAGCTGATTGGTTCCGGCGCGTTCTGCGTCAATGACATCCGCGAGCTGGTGGGCGAGCAGCCGATTGACGAGCCGTGGGCCTTTGAGCACTTCATTACCAGAAATTATATGCCGTTTGAAGAAGCGTTACAGCTTGGGGAGGGTAGCGGATGAGTTGATATGTGAATTGTAGGAACGTAAAAAATCAGGGGGGGTGAAAGGTTGAAGAAATACTATGCACTAGAAACAAGCGGGCGCGAAGCGGATATACACATTTTCGGAGACATAACATCTTGGGAGTGGCTTGAAAATGATGTATCAAGCTATACGCTGTCAAAAGAGCTGCAAGGGCTGGACGTTGATATAATCAATGTTCATATCAACTCTTACGGCGGCGAGGTTGCCGAGGGTTTGCCTATTTACAATATGCTAAAAAACCACAAAGCAACCGTTAAAACGTACTGCGACGGCTTTGCTTGTTCGATTGCCAGCGTTATTTTCATGGCCGGCGACGAGCGGATAATGAACGACGCTTCCTTGCTGATGATACATAACGCCTGGACGTCTATTTCGGGAAACGCCGCGGAACTAAGAAAGCAGGCAGACGACCTCGAAAAAATCACACAGGCCAGCATCGAGGCGTACATGAGCAGGGTGAACATCACAGAGGATGAGTTGAAGGCACTGCTGGACGCTGAGACATGGCTACTGCCAAGTGAAGCTCTGGAGAAAGGCTTTGCAACATCCATTGTAGCAGAAACACAAACAAATAAAGCTGCGGCAAGCGCTCGAAAGGCGCATTTTTCATTGGTAAAAGATGCCATTGATTTGCAGAGTATCCCAAAAGATGAGGGCACAGACGGCGTTCCTGAGTTTTTGGAAAAACAGTTACACGTGCCGCAAGAGGAAAACAAAACACTTAAATTTTTTAATGCCCTAATGGGCGGAAAGGAATGATTAGATGAAGAATCTTGACCTTATGCAGAAAGAGAAGAGCGCCATTCTGGCGAAAATCAATCAGGCCGTAAAGGATGGCAACGAGGACGCGTTTGCGGATGCGTTTACGGAGTGGACCGACATGGTGCAGGAGGCGGTAATGGCGGAAGCCAGGGGCTTGGTGCAGGCAGCAGATAATACCATCCTGACCGGCCGTGGTGTGCGCGCACTGACTTCCACCGAAACGCAGTATTACCAGAAGGTCATCGACGCGATGAAGTCCAGCAATCCGCAGCAGGCACTTACGCTGATTGACGAGACCCTCCCCACTACTGTCATCGATGCGATTATGGATGACCTTGTAGAGGCGCACCCCCTGCTTGGTGCTATCAACTTCCAGAATACCGGAATCCTGAGTGAGATTCTCATCTCCGCGCAGGACGGTCGGCATCTCGCTACTTGGGGCAAACTGTGCGACACCATCGTTAAGGAACTGACCGCCGGAACATCCGTCATCAACCTCTCGCAGAACAAGCTATCCGCTTTCATCCCGATTTGCAAGGCAATGCTTGAAATCGGGCCCGTCTGGATTGACCGTTACGTCAGAACCATCCTTGCCGAAGCAATCGCCAACGGCCTTGAAAAGGCTATCATCATCGGCACCGGCGTGGACGAGCCTGTCGGAATGACGAAAGACCCCAACGGCGTTTTCCATCCTCAGAACGGCTATCCCGACCTTGTGGCTGTCCCCTTGAGCGAAATCACGCCCGAAACATACGGTGGAATCCTTGCAGCCCTTGCGGTCGGCCCCAATGGACTGTATCGCAACGTGACCGAGGTCCTGTTTGTTTGCAACCCGGTTGACTACTACACAAAGATTATGCCCGCCGTGACCGACCGCATAAGCCACGACGTGCGCTGGCCCTTCCCGACAAGGGTTATCCAGTCCGCTTATGTGCCTGCAAATAAGGCCGTTATCGGTATCGGCAAAAGGTACTTCTTCGGTCTTGGAACTTCAAAGGGCGGAAAGATTGAGTATTCCGACCATTACAAATTCCTCGAGGATGACCGCTACTATCTGACCAAGCTTTACGGCGACGGCAGGCCGCTGGACAGCACGTCTTTCAAGGTTGTGGATATCGACCAAGCTTTACGGCGACGGCAGACCGCTGGACAGCACCTCCTTTATCGTTGCTGATATCACAGCTATTCGCCCCGCCGCTCCGATTGTCCGTGTTGCCGACTATGTTGACGCACGACTCTCCGGCATGACATTGACGGATAAACTTGACGCTCCCGTGAACTTCGGCGCATTCAACGAAAACGTCCACGCCTACTCTGCCGCAATCGCCGATGATACGACTTTGGGCGACAACGACACGGCCTCTTTGACTGTGACCGCAAAAGACCCGAACGCTGTCATTGTGGTTAAGAATGGTGCGAACGTGGTTACCGCTTCGAACAACGCATATGAGCTGACTCTTGCTGCCGGTGCGAACGTGATTACCATCACCTCCACCGTTGGCTCCGTCGAGCAGGAAGCATATGTGCTGGTTATCACCTACACTCCTAAGGCATAATGAAGGTTAAAGTAATAAAACCTTTCATTGACAAAAAGGAAGGTGTCACTCGCAATGTGGGTGACACCTTTACTCTGTCAAAAGAAAGATTTGAGGAAATAAACTCCACGAAGTTTGGAGTATTGGTTAAAGCGGTTGCCGAAGAAACCGCCAAACCGAAGAAGAAGCCCAAAAAGGGGTGATGCTAATGGCACTACCTGACGGATTGCTTGATGCTGTCCGAAACTACCTTGATATTACATGGAGCGACGATGCCGGGGATGAAAAACTCTCCGGCATCATTGCGCGTGGCATGAAACGTATAGACAGAATAGCGGGTGAAGAACTAGATTATACGGTAGAAGATACTCCGCGCGCTTTATTGATGGCGTACTGTATGTACGACCGCTCGAACGCATTGGATGAATTTGAGAAAAACTACTTATCAGAACTACTTGACCTCCAGAACCAAAAGGAGGTTGAACGTTATGTTAAAGAACACGCAGACGTTTAATGACGGCGTTGTGAAGATTTACGAAGTCACCAACACAGCACCGCCGGGCGGTATGCCTGTCGAGGGAATCGCACTAAAGCAGACACTACGGTACAAAGAGCGCACAGTGGGCTTAACTAGGCGCAACTTCGCAAGGCAGGACAATGTTGTTATCAAATACGTCCTGCGCTGCCCCCGGGTACGCAATGTTTCGGCTCAGGACGTGGCAATCCCCAACGACGGCAAGCAATACCGGATATGGGATGTGCAGTATCCAGAGGACATTTTCCCGCCCGTAATGGATTTGACGCTTGAGGAAATGGAGGGCGAATATGACATTAACTGATGTTAAAGATGCTCTCCTGACTATTGGCGTACCTGTTTCCCACTACACGGCTTTTGAGCAGTCTAATAAATACATTGTCTGGGCGGAAGATACGCAATCCGACGAGGTATGGGCTGACGGAGAGATGCAACAACAGGCTATTCAGGGCACGATTGATTACTTCACAAAGGTGGAAAACGACCCGAATGTACAGAGCATCCAGAACGCCCTGAACGATGCGGGCATATCTTACCGCCTGAACTCCGTGCAGTACGAGCAAGACACGAAGTATATCCACTATGAA